TCTGGATAATCGATAATCAATACATCCACTGGAATACCTAAACGTAACATCGCATCGGATAATAACTGCTCAATCTTTGCTAGTGTAATAGTCTGTGGTGAATAACGAGAGAATAGTAAGTTTCCTAACTTACCTTTAAGTTTGGTATAGATAGCTTGTCTTTTCTTAAACTTATCTTCGTCTAGATTATCTCCGTCGATAATATCTCCACGAGTCTGAGATAGCATAGATTGCTCGAATCGTAGCGTCATACGGTCTTTCTTTTCCTCTAAAGCTACATACAGAACGTTATAACCTTTTTTAACGTACATCGTAGCTAGGTTAGTCATAAATAACGTTTTACCGGAACCAGATAAAGCTGCAATTAACCCTAGCTCACCTTTAGCTAATCCTCCACCGTTAAGTCTGTCTAAGTCTCTAAATCCAGTTGAAATAGTGTTACTTTGTATTGCTGATAGGAGTGCTCGTTTCTCCATCTCATCATAAAGCACGTTAAAGATTTCGTTTTGTCCTCCAGTTACGTCTAACGCCTCGACATCACGAAGGTCATCGATAACCTTTTTCTGGAACTCTTCGTCATCTAGTCGCATAGCCGACTTCTTTAGAATATCAAGACGCAAGTGTTTTTTAATGTGAGCTTCGATAGACTCATCGATTACACTATCATCACTCATATCTCGAATCTCGTAAAGGCTAGATACTGCCTCGTAATATTTCTGTTGTTTCTCTGCATCCGCTCGTTGTCTATCTAGTTTTTGCTCCACTAATGATAGTAACGTAGACTCTGTAGCAAGAGACGAATTGCTCTTGTAAAAATGTTGGATGACCTGAGAAATCTCTACATACATGTGGTTCTCTTCCAGTGTTGATTTAGGAAGTAAAGGTAAAATCTCCTTCGCAAATGAAGGTGACTCTACCCCTTTCCTAAGTATTTCTTTAATAATTGGTTTCATTAAATCTCCCCTCTCCTAGTATGTTACTACTATACCATACTTTTAAACTAATGTCAACCAAAACCTTGACTTGTAACCCACATTATGATATGTCTACCATGTTCGTAGCACTCATGGGGGATACACTCTTTATATTCGTCATTAAATACATACCCACCATGCCACCAATCATCAAACATCGTTGCAGCCTCGTATGAATGTTTTAGCGCTTCCGCATACGCTTCTTTATATTTAGCTTCGTAAATAATAGCAGTCTCTCTGTTTAACTTTTCCATCTGTTCATCACTAAGCTCCCCAGTAGTAATAAGTATTACCATAGTTTCATCTCCTCATCAATAGCTGATTGAATATCATCAGATAATGTAGATTCCTTCTTAATCTGTTCTGCTTTAATCTCATCACGCTTTAAGTCTAGTTCCGTTTTCTTGATGCTATACTTAGGTGTGTAGCCATCTATATTAGAAATAAAGCTCTCTTGTTCTAGTACAAATGGGGAGAACTCACGAGTAATCGCGTCTATATCTAGCTGACTAAATTTAGTTACAGGTACTGTGTTGAATCCGACTTCCTTAAACGCCGAATGTAGGTTGTCCCATGAAATATAATTACCTTTATACTCTTGGATTAGGTCCACAAGATTAAAGTAATTACGGTATTCGTCAATTTGAACCATGTCGCGTAACACGGTATTCCATTCAGACATTGTACCTTCTGCGTTAGGTAAGATGTACTTTCCGATTGTGTGACAAACTTTGTTATACCAATCTGTATCTTTGTTAATTGCTGACGTAGGGTTATCGTGCTTTGTCGAATTGCTCAGGTCCGCCAAAGTAGTACTAAACATAGCCGACATAATTAGTTCTGTCTTGCTAACATCTCGTGTTCCTCTTGTTAATAATAACGTTTGACGTACGATGAAATCTTTAATAGTTCGTTGTGTCTCTTCACTAATACCTTTAGCTATCATCGTCTCACTAACACTATTGAAGTAGTTTAGCATACTTAATCCTTTATTTGTTGTAGGAGTAAAGAATGCGTCGTACTTATTTTCTAACGTGTAGTTACTGTAATTAGTAGAAGATAACGCGTAATTACACATACGCACTATAACATCAAACTCGTACTTGTCGTAATTTGCTGCAACCTTCCAGTGTCGGAGCTCACCTTTGTCACAGTACTTAATATGATTCTTGTAAATCTCCATACCCTCAGAAGATTTAAGTGTACTTAAGTAAGGTAGTGAGTTATTCTTACCACCGAGTCTACCTGTAACAAGTGCATATCTATTCATCTGCGCGCTAAGGTACGTACCAATATCAATACCTTCCTCATCACACATCTTAATGAAGTTCTTGAAGTACGTCATTTCTTTAGAACCGAATACACCATCCTTGAACGGTGAGTAGTTTTGATTGATTTGAGGGATTTTACGGGTCATAACAATGTACGAGCTATCCTCTTTATTCGATTCTACATTCTTCTCGTGACGTTTATTATGAGTTTCGATAGCTAGGTAAGCATAACGAGTGTACATAATGGACACAATGTACGCTTTAAAATCCTCTACTGCGGTAGGTGACTTCTTAAATGTATCCCATCTAGGAATAACACCTTCAATAATATCGTTGTTTGCTAGATTATAAGCACTATCAACAGCACGGCGTTTCAATAAATCAGCTTCAATTTGCTTACTGTTACGACGCTTACGGTCAGTTTTAGGTTTACGTTTTGGAGCCATAGCTAATACTTCACCTTTAATTTCGTCTGTAGTACGTTGCTCAGGTTTCGTACCGTTAACTAAAGATGATTCTTCAGACGTAGCAAACTGAACAAACTCTTGATTGAACACGACTAATGTCTTTCCTCCACGACCGGATTTAGACTCAACATCGCATACGCCCATCTCTTTAAGTTTGTTTAACTGCGTGCTAATAGTACTAACAGACTTACCGACTAATTTACTCATCTCAGTCTTCGTCATTAGTACAGTCTTATCGATTGTTGTTTTAGCTATTTCTGTTAGCTCAACCAGTAATTGGTGACAGCTAACCCCACCATTCTTAAGGAATGATGTATTAATATATATACCTTGATTCATAGTAGTTTCCATGTTCTCTTCTCCTTATTATTTAGTTATACACCCTAGATAGATTTGTAACATAGACAGTATAGCACATTTGTTAGTAATTGTCAAGATGTTTTGTGAATTGTCTGTTAAAGGACGTATTTAGTTGTGTATAACTATTATAACACAGGATTAAAACTCAAGGTTTTCC